TCCGCCATCCTGTAAAGCGTTTCCCCCTAAAACGCTTGACGCCTGCCGCGTAAAAAGTGCGGCATGGCATACACCCAAACCCAGCTTGACACCATTGAGGCGGCGATCGCTTCCGGCACCCTGCGCGTTGAAATCGACGGGCGGGTGGTGGTGTATCAATCACTGGAGGCACTGACCAAGCTGCGCGACCAGATGAAAGCCGAGTTGGGTGTCGCATTGCCAACCACGGCCCGTGGCCGCGCTTGGCGTCCGCTGACGAGCAGCGGGCTATGAGTGCCATGCTGAACATGGCCGAATGGCTCACTGGCAAAGTGGCCCCGAGCTTGCCCCCCGAGACGCGCCGGTACGACGCGGCCTCCAAGACGGCCCGCATGTCAGGCTGGTTGACCCCGGCCACTGATGCCAATGCCGCGATCATTCATCCCGCCACGATTCGGAATCGGGCACGGGATCTGGTCCGCAACAACTCCTGGGCTGCCAAAGGCGTCAATGTCATTGTCAACAACTCGGTCGGCTATGGCATACGCGCCCAATTAAAGGCCGGTTCGCAATTGCGCACCCGTCAGGCGCAAGCCTTGTGGCAGAGACACATGGAAACCAGCGCCATCGATGCCGATGGCATGTTGGACTTCTATGGCTTGCAAGCCTTGGCCATGCGGTGCCTGGTCGAATCCGGCGAAGTGCTGATTCGGATGCGGCCTCGGCGCTTGGAAGACAACCTGCCACTGCCGTTCCAGATTCAGATTCTTGAACCAGACCTGCTAGCCGATGAAGACACGCTGACACCCGAGACGGGTAACTCGATTCATAACGGCATCGAGTTTGATGCGTTGGGTCGTCGCGTTGCTTATCACCTGTATCGGCGTCATCCGGGCGATTTCAGCGTCAACATGCTGCGCTGGATGGCCGAAACGACCCGCGTACCGGCTTCAGAAATCATTCACCTCTACCGCAAAGACCGCCCCGGCCAAGATCGTGGCGTGTCCTGGCTGGCACCCGCTGTCCGCACCCTCTATGACCTCGGTCTTTACGACGACGGCACGCTCAAGCGTGTGCAACTGTCCGCCCTGTTTGCCGGATTTATCAGCAGCGACGACCCCCAGGCATTTGGCGACGAGCTGGAAAGCGAACTGCCTGACTTGCAGCCGGGGACCATGTACCTGCTCAAGCCAGGACAGAACGTGCAGTTCAACAGCCCGCCCCCCGCCAATGATGACCCCGCGTTTCGTGAGTGGATCTTGCGCTCGGTCGCGTCGGGTCTTGGCATTACCTACGAAGCACTGACCGGCAACCTCTCCACCGTCAATTTCAGTTCTGCCCGCATGGGTCATCACGACATGGGCCGCAACATTGATGCGTGGCAGTGGAATCTGTTTATCCCGGTTTTTTGTGGCGGCGTCTTCAGCTGGTTCAAAGAGATGATCGGTGCATCGCCTGAGTATGCCGGTTTTAAGATTGACGACATGAGCGTGGAGTGGACCCCTCCGGCGCGCACCGTTGTAGACCCCGCCAAGGAATGGAAGGCGCTGCAAACCGCTGTCCGTTCCGGCTTTATCAGCTTGCCGGAAGCGATCCGCTCGCAAGGCTACGACCCCGATTCTGTCCTGGCTGAACAAGCCGAATACCTGGCCAAACTGGACGCGGCTGGCCTCAAGGTCGAATCCGATTACCGGCAGGATGTTCCCACCCCATCGGGATTACCCGATGACAATGAGGAGGCGACCGATGCCAACCCGTAAACAACCCAACGGCCTGCAATTCCGCGAACTCAAGTTCGACAGCGTGCCTGATCTGGAATCCCGCACTTTCACCATTCCGGTCAGCAGTGAAGCGCCGGTTGATCGCTGGTGGGGGACTGAAATTCTGGACCACACCGATACCGCCATCAACATGGACCGCCTGCGCGATGGGGCACCTGTGCTGCTGGATCACGACCCGACGAAACAGATCGGCGTGGTTGAGGGCGCTCGCGTCTATCAGCAAAGACTGGAAGCCACGATTCGCTTTAGCCGTTCCGCATTGGGTGAAGAAGTCATGCAAGACGTGATCGACGGCATTCGCCGGAACGTCAGCATTGGCTACCGCATCGATGACCTCACGGAAATCAGCAAAGACACCTACCGCGCCACGCGGTGGTCCCCGCTGGAAGTCACTGTCACCAGTGTTCCGGCAGATAACAGCGTCGGCTTTGGGCGTTCCGAAGAAGACACCGACTTTAACCCCCTCGATTTACTAACCAACCGGAGTACGGCTATGTCCGAACCGAATGAAATCCCGGCAGACGACGAAGCGCCGGTATCTGAAGAACTGCAAGAAAGCCCGATCAACGCAGAAGAAATTCGCGCCCAGGTATTGAAGGCAGAACGCAGCCGCGTCAGCGGTATCCGCGAATCAGTCCGCATGGCCAAGTTGGGCGATGCCGTGGCTGACAAGCTCATCAATTCAGACGTGTCTCTGGAAGACGCGCAAGCAGAGGTTATGCGTATGTGGAGCAAATCCGTTGATGAAATGTCAGCGCCGGTGCATATCGAAGCCGGTCTGACATCCGAAGAGAAATTCCGTGCCGGTGCCGTCAGCGCCTTGGCGCATCGCGTCGGTCTGGGTGAAGACGACCGCAGCAACGAGTTCAGAGGCCTGAGCCTGCATGAAATGGCCTCCCGCGCCTTGTCATTCAAAGGCCACAAGACCACCGGCATGAGCCGCAGCGAAATTGCCGGCATGGTACTGCGCGGTCATTCCACCAGTGACTTCCCGCTGTTGCTGGCGGATGTTGCCAACAAATCCCTGATGAACGCGTATCAGGTCGTGCCGCAAATCTGGCGTCAGATTGCACTGGCCTCCAGCGTGAGTGATTTCAAGACCATCAACATGCTGAAGCTGGGCAGCTTCTCCAGCTTGTCCACCATCGTCGAAGGCGCTGAGTACACCCAAGGCACTTTTAGCGAAGAGCGCGAGCAGTTGACGGCCAGCACCAAGGGCCGTTATGTCCAGGTCACACGTCAGATGATTATCAATGACGACCTGAACGGACTGACCCGCATGGCTTCCATGCTGGGCCAAGCCGCCGCCAGAACCGTCAACAATGATGTCATCGGCGTCCTCACCGCTAACGGCAACATGTCTGACGGCAACGCGCTGTTCAGCACCCAACACAGCAACTACCAGGGCACCGGCAGCGCCATTTCGGTGGCGACCCTAGGCGCAGCTCGCGCTGCGATGCGGACCCAGCGGGATGCCTCTGGCGTCGATTACGTCGAGTTTGACCCGCGCCTGTTGCTGGTTCCGGTCGGCAAGGAAGACCACGCCCGCACCGTGATCGAGTCCACTTACAACACCGACACGACCGCGCAGTTGAAGAAAAACATCATCAGCGGCTGGAGTCCGTTGCAGGTGCTTTCTCATCCGCTGCTCGATGCCAATAGCTCGACCGCTTGGTATCTGTTGGCTGATCCGTCCATTGCCCCGGTGGTTGAAATTGCCTTCCTGGATGGACAGCAGTCGCCCTACATCGCCCAAGAGGAAGAGTTCCTCACCGATGCCGTGCGCTGGAAAGTCCGCATGGATTACGGCGTCGCCGCCAACGAATGGCGTGCGGGTTACAAGAACCTCGGCGCTTAACTGACACGGGCGGCCTCACCGCCGCCCATCACTCTTAAGAGGAATTGATATGGCTACTAATGCAGTTCAACCCGGTGATGTCATCACCATTACGGCGGGCGCAACCATTACCTCGGGTTCGGTCGTGAAAGTCGGCCAGATGCTTGGCGTGGCGCTGACCGATATTGCCAACGGAAGCCGCGGCGCTATTGCCATTCGCGGCGTGTTTGCCGTGCCGAAAGTCAGTGCCGCCGTGATTGCCCAAGGCGAAAGCCTCACTTGGGATGTCAGCGTCGGCAAATTCGACGACAACGCCGCCACGCCAGCCACGGGCGACGTGACAGGTGCAGCCGCAGTGGCTTTTGAAGCCGCTGGCAATGGTGTGACAGAACTGGATGTTCTGTTTACCGGCATACCGGGCACCGTCGCTTAATTGACGTGACCAGCGCCTTTGACCAACTCGCCAGCCTAGCCCACGGATCACTTGAACGTGTGTTTGGCAGCGCCGTCACGATTGACGGTGTGGAAGGCATAGCGATTGTCACCCCGCAGGATGACATGATGCTGGGCAACACCGTGCAGATGGTCAACGGCGCTCACTTGATGTTCCGTGCAGCGGATTTCCCTGACATCGAAGTGCGGTCAGAAGTGACCGTGGGCGATACCGAATACACCGTGATCGAAATCGATGACGTGGACTCGGCAGGTATTCGCAAAGCCAGGATGGCCCCGGCATGAACATCGACGGCATCGTGACGCAGTTGGAAACCGTCGAAGGACTCAACGGCAAGGTCGTGGTCGGCTTACCGCCGGAAACGGCCAGCCTAGCCAACGGCCCCACCGTCTGGATCACCGATCTAGCTGAAACCGCAGGCGCTAATCAGCGCATCAACGCCCCCGCGCTCCAGCGCATCGAGGTTCGCCTCGGACTGGTGATGGGGACCGCGACGCTGGATGACCTGCTCCCCCTGCGCGATGCAGTCCGAGACGCAATCATCGACTATCAACCCGAAAGCAATGGTGACCCGATCACCTACCGGGCAGGCCGCATGGAATTTCTCGATGCGGGCTACACGGTATGGCGCGATGAGTATGCCTACAGCTTCTACTTTGACCACCTGGAGGCCACCTGATGGCGACATGGACCAAAGACCCGGCAACGGGTGAACGCACCTTGCTGACACCGGCCACGGCCCCCAAGGCCCGTTGCTGTGTCGAAGTGGCCGAGGTGAAAGCCAAGACCACGAAGAAAACCTTCATGCCCGAACCGCTACCGACAGAGCCGACGGATGAAACCTCACACGAAAGTATTGATTAAGACGCTCATCCGCGTGGCCAAGGGGGCTATCAGCGCCCTTGAGGACTGGATGAAAGAGGCCGAAAAAGCCTGAACTGATTTTTTAACACCACGACGGGCACCCGTCCTGACGACCCTTCGCAGAAGGCACTCAGGGCATAGCGACCCCGGCTTAAAACCCGGAGTCCGCTATGGCCCTGTTTATGAACAAAACCTTGGTGGCGCTGAAGAAGGAAACGACCTTCGGCACCGCTGCAACGCTGGCAGGCACCGACTGCTTCCTGGTCAGCAATGTCTCACTCACCCCGCTGGCTGGCAATACCGCCACCCGCGATTTCGTCCGGCCTTACTTTGGCCAGTCGTCCAGCATCCAACTCGATCAGCACGTCGAACTGAGCTTCGATGTCGAACTGGCGTCCTCGGGCACGGCGGGCACCCGGCCGGCCTATGGCGATGCGCTGATGGCGTGTGGCTTCGACGAAACCATCACCTCGGCCACGGACACCGAATACACCCCGGTATCCGCCGATTTTGATTCCGTCACGATTGAAGTCTTCATGGACGGCATCAAGCACCAGATCACGGGTGCGCGGGGCAGCTTCAGCCTGTCGATTGCACGCGGCGCGATCCCGAGTCTGTCGTTCAATTTCATGGGCAACTATGTGGCCCCGGCAGACGCTTCACCGCTGACGCCGAATTTCAGCGACTTCAAGATTCCGAAGGGTGCCAACAGCGCCAATACCCAGACCATCACCCTCTTTGGTGAAGACCTGTGTACCGAATCGTTCTCACTGGAATTGGCCAATAACCTCGTCTACCGCGATCTCCCCGGCTGCGATCCGGCGGCCCTCATCACGGACCGTGCCCCGACCGGCACGCTGGTGTTTGAGATGACCACCGTCACCAGCTACGCCTGGGTGGAAGCCGCCAGAACCAAAACCTCCGGCGCATTCCAGATCATCCACGGCACCGGCGCAGGGTCCATCGTCCAGATCGACGCCCCCGCCGTCACCATCAACCCGCCGAGCTATTCCGACAGCGATGGCGTGCTGATGCTCTCCGCGCCGATGGTGTTCGAGCCGACCAGCGCCGGCAATGACGAACTGGTTTTGACCTTCAAGTAAACGCCCGGACAGGCAGTCGCATCACGACCCTGAGTCCAGGGCTGTCTACAGCGCCCCCCGCCGCTGGTGATGAAGCGGGGGACTCATTCCCTAAACAGACAGATAGGTAAACCCA